CACTTAACGCTATGATTTACACATTCTATAACTTACTTTCATCAATACGAACGTTCCCACCCCTTTTATTTTACCAATACCTATTGACCGTTTAAACACATATAGCGATAATCTTTTACGAACGTTCGTTTTTTACATGGGGGGGTATATATTTTGACGGATAAACAATCTCAAGTCCTTGAATTTATTAGAGCTTATATTGAGATTAAAGGATTTTCTCCATCTATGCAGGACGTAGCTACAGGATTAAGTTTAAGAAGTAGAAGTAATATCCATAGGATTATGCATAAGCTACGTAAGGAAGGATTGATTTCTTTGAAAGCATATAAGTTTAGAACGGTAAAGATATCAGATAGATCAGTTAGGGAAATGACTAGCCTATGATTTTGTCTAAGGAAGAATTGGAGCGATACATCGATTTAATCGGTGTGTTGCCACATGATTCTCCCCAAGTGATGAAGATAGGTGCTTTATTAAAGGCACATAAAAAGGAAATAAGTAAAGTTTCCTTTTTGCCGTATGTTCGCCAGATGTGGAGTGGGTTTATACCCGGTGACCATCATGCAATTATGGCAAATGCTTTTGAGCGGGTAGTAAGTGGCGAATGTAAACGTTTGATTATTAATATGCCACCTAGACATACTAAATCAGAGTTTGCAAGTTTCTTATTGCCATCTTGGTATTTAGGCATATACCCAGAAAAGAAAGTGATTCAAACGGCACATACCGCTGAGTTGTCTACGGGATTTGGTCGTAAAGTCCGTAACTTGGTGAACTCATCAGATTATAAACAGATATTTAATACTAAGCTGTCATCAGATTCTAAGGCCGCAGGAAGATGGAATACCGACAAAGGTGGTGATTATTTTGCTATTGGTGTAGGTGGTGCGGTTACCGGTAAAGGTGCTGATCTATTAATTATAGATGATCCACATTCTGAACAAGAAGCCATGCAAGGTAATAATACTGTGTATGAGCGGGTATATGAGTGGTATTCATCAGGCCCTCGTCAGCGTCTACAGCCGGGCGGTTCTATTGTGATCGTAATGACGCGATGGAGTAAGAAAGACCTGACAGGTCAGATATTAAATAATTCAATTGCTAGAGATGGCGATGAATGGGAAGTCATTGAATTTCCAGCTATATTGCCATCTGGTTCTCCATTATGGCCTGAGTTCTGGAAGTTAGAAGAACTGTTAGCTATTAAGAAAGAGATTCCTGTTAGTAAGTGGGAAGCCCAGTATCAGCAAAACCCAACGTCAGAAGAAGGCGCAATTATTAAGCGGGACACATGGAAGATATGGGAGGAGAAAACTCCGCCGCAGTGTGATTATGTTATTCAGTCTTGGGATACCGCGTTTGAGAAAAGTAACAGGGCTGACTATTCGGCATGCACAACTTGGGGGATATTTTATAAGTCCGATGAAAAGGGCGAAGAGATAGCGAACATTATGCTGCTTGATGCATTTAAAGAACGCATGGAGTTTCCATTATTAAAACAAACGGCATATGACATGTGGAAGCAATGGAACCCAGATACGTTAATTGTTGAAAAGAAAGCTGCCGGTGCGCCGTTAATATATGAGATGCGAAAAGCAGGAATACCTATTTCCGAATATACGCCAAGCAAAGGAAACGATAAGATAGCGCGTGTAAACGCTATATCCGATCTGTTTGCTTCAGGTTTAGTATGGTGTCCTAACAAACGGTGGGCTGAAGAAGTCATGGAAGAATTAGCGTCTTTTCCTAACGGAGACCATGATGACCTTGTAGATTCTACAAGCCAAGCCCTTTTAAGGTTCCGTCAAGGTGGATTCATACAAGCACCCACCGATGAGAAGATGGAAAACTTCTACAAAAGAAAGGCTAAGTATTACTAATGGAAAAACAAATGGAGCCTTTAGTTCCGGCTGAAAACGAACTTGATAGCGGGATTGAGATTGAAATTGTACCTGATGAAATCCCTGATGATATTGATGTTTGGACTGAAGAAATCATTTCTAGTTTAGAGCCGGATTTTAATGAAAATCTAGCTGAAGATATGGATGAACGTGCAATGCAAAGCATTTCATCTGATATCTTAGATATGATTAGAACCGATCTGGATGCCCGCAGAGATTGGGAAAAGACTTATTCAGAAGGCGTAAAGCTGTTAGGTCTTAAGATGGAAGAACGAACAGAACCTTGGGACGGGGCATGCGGTGTATTTCATCCACTGTTAACGGAGGCAGTTGTTCGCTTTCAGTCTGAGACTATTTTATCGACATTTCCTGCACATGGGCCGGTAAAAACCCAGATTGTAGGTAAAATTACTAAACAGAAAGAAGAAGCAGCCAATCGAGTTCAGACTGATATGAACTATGAATTGACTGAAAAGATGGTGGAATACCGTTCTGAACATGAAAGACTCTTATGGTCACTTCCTATCGCTGGATCAGCCTTTAAAAAAGTTTACTTTGACCCCAGTCTAGATAGGCAAGTGGCTATATTTATACCAGCAGAGGATATTATTGCGCCTTATGGGGCCTCTGATATTCAATCTGCACCTCGAATTACCCATAGAATGCGCAAAACAGAGAATGAATTGCTCAAACTTATGGCATCAGGGTTCTATCGAGACATTGATTTACCCGATCCGCAGGTCATGAAGGATGATTTACAGGACAAAAAGGATCGTGAATCCGGCATTATGCCTATAAAGGATGATCGATATGTTGTTTATGAGAGTCATTTAGACTTCAATCTCCCCGGATATGAAGATGAGTATGACGGCGAAGAAACCGGCATAGCAATTCCTTATGTAGTGACAATGTTATCTTCTGGTGAAATTTTATCTATACGCAGAAACTATCTAGAAGACGACGAAAACAAACAAAAACGCCAGCATTTTGTCCATTACATCTATATTCCGGGTTTTGGATTTTATGGATTTGGTTTAATCCATTTAGTTGGTGGGTTTGCAGAATCAGCCACGTCAATTATGCGTCAATTGGTGGATGCAGGAACGTTATCTAACCTGCCCGGTGGTTTTAAATCCAAAGATTTGCGCGTCAAAGGAGACGATACCCCAATTGCTCCCGGAGAGTTCAGGGATGTAGACGTAACCGGTATGACATTGAAAGATTCCATCCTTCCGTTGCCATACAAAGAACCATCAGCTACGTTATTTAACCTGTTAAATACCATTGTTGAAGAAGGCCGAAGATTTGCTTCAGTGGCAGATTTAAAAGTATCAGATATGTCCGGTCAAACCCCAGTTGGGACAACTTTAGCAATCTTAGAGCGCAATTTAAAGGTGATGTCAGCGGTTCAAGCGCGAGTTCATGACGCTATGCGTAAAGAATTCAAGCTTTTATCTGCGATTGTGCGAGATTACACCCCAGAAGACTATGAATATGATGTAGATGGCCCTAAATCAGCCAAAAAAGAAGACTATCACATGATAGATGTGATTCCAGTTTCTGATCCTAATGCATCAACAATGGCACAGAAAGTGGTTCAATACCAAGCGTTATTACAATTATCTTTTTCTGCACCACAGTTGTATGACATGGCCTATTTGCATCGTCAAATGGCACGAGTATTAGGCGCTGAAGACGTAAACAAAATGATACCTATTAAGGATGACTTTAAACCAAGGAATCCTGTAGCAGAAAATATGGATATCATCATGGGCAAACCTGTAAAAGCATTTCAAGAGCAAGACCATGAAGCACATATTATGGTTCATCAAAATGCTGCACAAGACCCAAAGATTCAAAAAATTATTGGACAAAATCCACAAGCTCAAGCAATACAGGCTGCATTAATGGCCCATATTTCTGAGCATGTTGCAATGCAATATCTAGTAGAAATCGAGAAGATGCTAGGTGTTAGTATGCCTCCGGCTGATACACCTTTACCGGAAGACATAGAAAATGATCTTTCTCGCGCAGTAGCACTCGCTTCGCAAAAACTCTTGCAAAAAGATCAAGCAGAAGCGCAGCAGCAGCAAATGCAGCAGCAACAGCAAGACCCATTATTGCAGTTGCAAACTCGTGAACTGAGCTTAAAAGAAGCCGAATTCCAGCACCGTTCACAACTGGAATCCGCTGAATTCCAGCTTAAGCAGCAGGAGCAAATGCTAAAAGATAAGCGCGAGAATAAACGTATTGATTCGCAAGCTGAAATAGCCGGTGCAAATATTGGTTCTAAGAAAGCTGATAGACAGGCAGAACTAGAAGCTAGAGCTACCGAAAGCGAAAAAAATATTGCTAATCAACAACTCTTGAAAGGAGTAGAAATTGGGTCTCGCGGAACACCTAATCAACGAAGTTCGTAAGGAGCAAAAAGCTTTAATTGATTCATTGGCTTTTAGACCTGTGGAAGATTATTCCGCATATCGAGAAGCCATTGGAGAGATTAGAGGTTTACAACGTATTATTAGACTTTTAGAGGATTTGCCAAATGACTGAAGAAGTAAAGACTAAAGAAGTAACATTTTTAAAACTACCTGAACCAGTTGGTTATAAATTACTCATAGCCATGCTAAAGGCAGAAACAACGTTTGGAGATACAAGCATTGTTCGCCCAGAACAGTTTGCTAGGGCAGAAGAAGTAGCCCATGTAGTTGGTTTGGTGCTTAAGGTTGGGAAAGAAGCTTATCTAGATAAAACTAAATTTCCTAATGGGCCTTGGTGCAAAAAAGGTGATTATGTAATTATGCGTTCGTATTCAGGTACTCGTTTTAAATGCGAAGGCAAAACAGAGTCAGGGGAAGATGAGTTTCAAGAGTTTAGGTTGATAAACGATGATACCGTAGAAGGTGTTGTTGCCGATCCACGCGGAATAGTTCGCGCATAAGGAGATTTAAATGGAAGAAAAAGACTTAGAAAACAATGAAGTAGAAAATGAACTGGAGTATGAAATTGAAGATGATACTCCAGAAATTGAAGTTGTCGATGACACGCCTGAAGCAGACCGAAATAGGAAACCTATAGGCGCTGTTGAAGTTGATGACAATGAATTGTCTCAATACAGTGACAATGTTCAAAAGAGAATTCGTGATCTGCGGCATGCTTACCATGATGAACGCAGGGAAAAAGAACGTATCTTACGCGAACAACAAGAAGCAATTAACTACGCCAAAGCTGTGGCTGAACAGAACAATTTACTCCAGCAACGTTTATCTAATGGAGAAAGAGTTCTTGTAGAGTCAGAGAAAAGTCGTATTGAAGCGCGTATGTCTGCTGTTGAAAAACAGTACAAAGAAGCTTATGAATCTGGCGATCCTGACAAGATGATTGAAGCTCAAAAGAATATTGCAAAATATTCTATTGAAAAACAAAACGTTGAGAATTATCAGCCAGTTCATCAAGCCCCTTTACAACCTCCTAGAATTCCTGTAGAAAGTTATCCTCAGATAGTACCAGACGAGCGCACAAAACGTTGGGTTGAAAATAACCAATGGTTTAATGAAGACCCAATTATGCGTGGCGCAGCTTATGGATTACACGATGAACTGTTGTCCAAAGGCGTGTCTGCCGGTTCAGAGTTATATTTCGAGCAAATTGATGCTCGCATGAGAGACGCTTTCCCACAAAAATTCGGGTCTAGTGGCAAAGCGGAAAAGAGACCTGCAAATGTTGTTTCGCCTGTAACCAGAACTTCTTCGGGTAGGGAGCGTGTAAAGATCAGCAAGTCAGCAGCCGCTATTGCAAAGCGATTGAATGTACCCATTGAACTCTACATTAAACAAGTAAGAAAGGATTTTCCAAATGTCTGAAAGAATGCCCCGTGATGCAAATAATACCCGTGAATCTGAGAAACGCGAAAACAACCCACAGCGACGTAGGTGGAAACCCGCTTCGTTACTGCCAGAACTTACGCCAGAAGCAGGATATGGAACTAGATGGATCAGAACTTCCGTTCTCGGACAGGCTGACCATATGAACTTCTCCTCTAAAAGCGCTGAAGGATGGGAACCCATGAAGTTAGCCGATCACCCAGAGGCTAAAGTCGCGGCGAGTCCGTCCGGAAATATTGAACTTGGTGGCTTGATCGCTTGCAAAATGCCTTTGGATATGCTGGAAGACCGTGAACAATGGTTTGGCAAAATTAATAAACAAAGCATGGAAGCAGTCGATTCACAGCTAATGAAAGAAAATGATCCACGTATGCCTATGTTTAGCGAACGTTCTTCAACGACCAGCAGAACTAGGTAAATTTCTTAATTTTAGGAGTATAAACAATGGCTTATCCTACTGTCAGCGCACCTTATGGGCTTCGTCCCATAAACCTGATCGGTGGTCAAGTTTTTGCTGGTTCAACCCGCCAAATGTTTATTGCTAGCGGCGAAGGCACTTCCATATTTTATGGCGATGTCGTCAAGCTAGTAGCTGGTGGTACGATCCGTAAAGACGTTGGCACTGATGCTGCAACACCGGTTGGCGTATTCTTGGGCTGTTCTTACACAAACCCAAGCACCAATCAGAAAATCTTTGCTCAATACTGGCCCGCAAGCACCGTGGCTGCTGATGCTACAGGTTATGTTTCTGACGATCCTGACACGCTGTTTAAAGTGGCTATCGTTAGTGGCACGACTGTAATTACCGGCAAAACTATTGC